GAGCATGGATCACCAAGGCTAGAGGCACCAAGATACCTGCGCTTTGGTTGCTTGCGTTCTTTTTCTACAATCGCCCGATCAAGCTCTTTAATTATATTTTCTGCATCAGAAAGGGATGTCCGAGTCTGTGAGGCCGATTCTGCCGCCTCCGTATCGGAAGTAAATTTCTGTAAGGTCTGTGCTAGAGTATTCATTATCAAGCCCTTCTGATATTCGTTTTAGGATTAGTGTTATAGCTAACACCTCTTCCTCGTTTAAATCACATAATCGTTTTTCCCAACCAATATTCCCGAACAATTCTCCTACTTGTTTTAATGAAGAGTCTCGTACTCCTCCTCCCGTATCCATTCTATAACCTCCTTTGACAACGGTCCGTATGTGCAGACATAAACATCCTCTACATCCTGAACATCGACTTCTGCCACCGCACCCTCAAAAGTTTCTTCTTTGCCCTCAATAAATTTGTACAACATGTTTGTAATCGCAGTTTGCAATTCGTCTCTGTCATTAGGATCATTGAACAACATGAAGTATGTCGCTTCAACGCATACATCATCCTCAAACAATATCTTTAATTTTATCTCACCCCTGTTCATGCACTTCTCTTTTCTGACACTACATTATTGACTAAATTATCAATAAACGTCTTGTTCCAGACATAATTCAACATACAAGCGGCTCTATACTTAGTCCATGAAAAATCAATAGGACTTACATGAACACCATTTTTTGCTAACAATTCCCGTTGTTTAGGGCTAACTGCATCATTCAGCCAACGCTTGGTCTTTTTCGCGCTATCTCCAGTCTCATTCTGTCTCATAAAGTCATCAGCAGCCGCCATAACTTGTCTCTTAGTTCCAATAGAGATCACTCGTGTCTTGCCCTCTTTCTTTTTAACAACGGCAATACAAAGCCCATCAACATCGGCAATCATTGCAAAACCGTTAAATCCAGATGCAGACATGCACACCCCATTACCGAACAAATCCATCCATCGAAACGGAGATCGTTCCATAAGATCTACTTCGGTTAGAACAAAATCTTCTAATATTTCTGGTTCTGGACGCTGCCCTTCATGACCGCACATAGGACATTCTCGTGCATTCAACGGTATCTCGCCATCGCAGTTAGGGCATATCTTTAACGGAGCCTCGCCATCTACATCACTCTGAGCGCCATCCAGATTAACAGCATCGTCAAGCGATCCATGCGTTAATACAGACGTACCAAAATCCATGACAATGCAATCAGATTTAACGACACCAGGAAACTCCTCCTGATCCACTGTACGCAATCCGCGCCCAATCATCTGAACCATTGTGGCTTTGTAACTACAAGGTCTGGTCAATACGATGCAGGACACAGGCGGAGCATCAAAGCCCTCTGTCAACACAGCCACGTTGACAACAACCTGAATGTCTCCAGTGCTTAGATCATGTAAGATTTGCTCACGTTCATCTTTTGGCGTTTCGCCCGTAACTGTTTCAGCATCAACACCGTAAGCTACAAACTCTTCACACAGATCTTCGGCATGCTGCACAGTTGAGCAGAATACAATCGTCTGGCGATCACCAGCTTTATCCTCCCACTCCTCAACAACACGCTTGTTAATGGCGCGGCGATTCATAATCCGCTCAACCTGCGCCATGTCAAAGTCTGATATAGTTTTGCGTACTTCGTTCAACTCACTCCGCACACCAACATCAATCACATATGTCTTTGGCGGTACGAGGAACCCTTCACGAATTAACGTGGAAATTTCTATCTGGTGGCTACAGTTTGTAAATACGTCCCGTAAGCCCTTCTTATCGCCACGGTTAGGGGTGGCGGTAAAGCCAACGATTTGAACCCCCTCATTGGCCTTCTTTGCGGCGTTAATGATGCGTTGATATGTATCCGCAATAGTGTGATGCGCTTCATCAACCACGATAAGGTCAATCTTGGGCATTTTGTCCAAGTTTTTCTCGCGGCAAAGTGTTTGCACCATTGCAAATACAGCGTCACCTGACCAATCCTTTTGTGCAGCGTTTACTTCACTGGTCTTCAAGGATGGATTTACAAGGTGAAATTTATTGGAGTTCTGTGAAACGAGTTCATCTCGATGCTGTAGCACAAGCACATTTTGTGAACTTTTGTAGCGTTTGCCAACCAAGGCGGAAAGCATGATTGTCTTTCCAGCCCCAGTTGGTGCAACGACTAAAGTATTGTTGTGCTTGTCCAGTGCATCAGAAGCATCGTTTACAGCGACTTCCTGATACTCACGGAGGATCATTGTACTAGCCTAGTCTATACCTGTGAGTACCTGACTTTTTATCGTAGGTCTTCACAATATCATAGCCAGCCTTTTTAATCAGGTAGATATGATTGTAGACAGATGATCGTTTCTTTCCAACAACAGCATGTATCTCATCAATTGTCGCTCCCTTCTTGCGCGAAATCATCTTAAATGTTTTCTTTGCGAGTTTAGGAATATCATCAACAGAATGAGTCATGTATGGCGGAACACCATCTTCAAACTTGATGTCGAAAGTGGGGGGCTTTACGGCTCCAGCGCCCCCCATACTGGATTTAGCGACCTGAGAAGGTTTGCCGCTAATAAATCGCCACAGTGTCTCTAACGCGCCCATGATGGTGTTACCCCCGCTGTTGCTGTAGTCGGTTGCGGTGCAGGAGACTGAGCCACTGGTGCTTGTGCAACTGGCGCTTGCGCGACAGGTGCAGCCTGTCCTGTACTTTGAATATAATTAGGCGAGTCTGGTGTCAAGACTGTCTTAATCTTGTTGCGATCAGCGTAACCATTATTGCCTTTTTCAATTCCTAAAGTGCAACATATAGTCATACCATTGATCATATGGATACCTTGGATAGACGCACGTTTTGCCCTAGCGTCATCACTCTCGTCTTTTGGAGAGATACCAAAACCACTATCAACCATCTGCTTGATGGTGTTCAAACCAATCTTTCGGGCTTTAGACATACCATTCTCATCCTTGGCATCGCCATCAACAAAGATGTTCTGCCAGACTTTACGCTTGTCAAAGTTACCACCCATAATTGTTAATTCAATCGGCAACCATTTTGCGCTAGTGGTTTGAGACTGCTTGAAGTAGGTGCCAGCACCATACTCAGGAATCTCAGTGTCGCCACCTTCAAGCTTGATGATGGCGCTAACGACAGTGCCATCAGGGATGAGTTCAAAGTCTCCACTTCCGCCTTCCATTGGCGGTACATTGTTTAGGTCAAGCATCTACGTTTTCCTCTTCTTTGTTATTGACCGTTTTGGGATTTACAAAGTTCATTGCTTCTGGTCGCGGACCAGACATTTTCTCAAGCAACTTATTAAGATGCGGCTCTTCAACAGCGTCAAGTCTGCCGCTTCTGTCTTTAGCAGGATAGCCCCACTGATTAAGCGTATCACAAACAAAGGCTCTGAATTTAGTGCCATCGTCAGCAGTCAGCGTTGTCATTGTGATTAGTTCATCAACGATGCCCGGCAACTCACGCCCAGTCTTCGCACCTTCAATCTGCAAGTCGTAAGTGATGCGTCCATAATCGTCGGTCTTTTCGTCAAGAATGCCGACAAAGATCACGTTCTTCTCACGAATATGTTGAAGGTGTGTCAACCATTGCATCATCTCACGACCCTGCGCCCCATACACTGCACGAGTGTCTAGCTTACCTGTTCGATCTGATCTGGCTTCTGGTTGATTTTGATTATATGAAAAGCAAAGCCGACCAGCCACAGTAATACTATCAATGAAGATTGTATCATATTTGCTCAACAGCTTTTCGGGATCACCATAGGTCTGACACACATATTCATAATGCGCCATGCTATACGGTGAGTCCTCATTTAGTGCAGGGTTGCCCCCACCAAGGAAGCATGCAAAGTCTCGGCACTCAGGCCATGTACGCGGCCTGATAACGTCAACTTTACACCCTTCGATAGCGGCATCACCAGCTTCCAAGTCCATGAATAATGTTTTTTCCATGTCCAAGGTACGCACTAGTGATGTCTTCCCCACACCTGACGGTCCGCCAATCACGATCTTGTGACCGCGCTTCTCAGCCAACCGTTCTTCTGCGCTAATTATTTTTAGCATTAACTTTCCTCCCTTCTTTTTAGATCAACAGAAATGCCCTGCAACTCAACGGTACGAGCCTCAGACAATGCTGCTTTGAGATCTGGTGTGGCATTCTGAAACTTGGCTTCTGACACACTGTATTTCACGGTGGCAAGATGCCTAGCTGTATCCTCATCCAAAGAATTAAGGACACGCAACAGAATAGTCTCATCCCAAAGAACCTTTTTTCTGAAATCAACAGTGACTTTGAAATCACCACTGTTCATGGAAGTCTGACCAAAATCCTTGCCTTGTTGGGCAAGTTGCATTTGAGCAGTATCTTTAAACTGGTCTTTGAGAGAATTGTTAACGATCTTCAGTTCTTTTTGCAGATCGTCAATTTTTGATTTGAGATCCTCACGCTTGTCAAACAAAGCGGTCAGATCATTATTTAAAGTGATAGCGTTCATTGCTTATCCTTTCTCAGTTTGTCGCTAAACATAACTGGAAGATAAGGATGCAATCTTTTCAAGTCAAGGGGATTTTGAGAAAATTTGTATTATTTTTTTTAGAGAGGTAAATCTCAATTCCGTAAACGGCTTTCATGAGTTTCTTTTTTAGTTTAAATTCAGCGGTTTCTACGCCCTTGGCATCTTCAACAACCTCTTCAAGACTACCGTATTCATCTACTTTATTGTAACGAAAGTCAGCCACATATTTACAAATCTTTTGATCGTTAACCACAATCTCATATGAGATTTGTCTTTGCAGGTCTGTTATGTAACCAGCCTTTTCCATAGCTGTAAGTTCGCCCCAACGCTCTGCCTCCCACTTGGAATCAAACTTGATTCCCATGAAAGTTGTCTTTCTGGCACCGTATTTGTTTGTCTTGCGTTTATAGTTGTACATGCTAATATATGGCTCTTTATGGTTAACGGTGGGAATTATTGTAATGCCAGACACAACTAAATTCAAGTCAGTTGGAGTTGATTTAACAACATATCAAAAATTAATAAAGCTTTCAGAGGATGAACACAGGAACGTGCGTCAGCAAATAGCCAAGCTAACTGCTGATGCTTTTGATAAAAAATACGGACAGGGTGGGATAGGGTCTGCGGCTGTTAATGCTTAGTCAGCCAACGCTCTCATGCGGTCAACCAAGCGTCTTGCACGGTTCGGAACTTGCGTATACCACCTGGAGTCAACCATAGCGTCGGCGGCTGAATCCCACGACCTTGCGTCCACAGCGGCTTTCATGTCCTTGAATTTGGAGAGACGCGGTCTGCCCATATTAAACATCATATTGCAAATGATGTGCTGTGCTTCCTCGGGTAAATCGTCAAAGTCTGGGTACAATACTTTGCACTCGTCAATAGTTACAGACATATCCAATGCGAACAATTTCTTAACACGTTCTTGTTCAACCACCGTACCCACGGGTTTACCATGCTCTTCGTCATTTTCAGTTATTAAATGTCCTATGCCGCAAGTGGGTAAGCCGAGATGATCTAAATATACCTCATACTTACAGCCCTCGTCAGCGGCTATTTCTTCGCGTAATACATCTTTGTTCATCGTCTTAATAATCCTGCTGTTGCTCCACGAATGCCTAACGCCTCTGCTACGGCTGGGTCACTAGCTGCCATTTGACGAAAATCACCTGCTCTAACTCCAGTGCTTCCCCGTGCGCCTACAGGCATATTTGTACCCATTCCCGGCAGTCCTGGCAGTGGCTGTGTTATATCAACTTGACCTAAAGAAGACGATGCAACTGGGGCAGTGGGTCTAGGAGCCATAGAATCAAGTCTTCTTTTTAGGTCTTCTACAGTTGAGTCATAAGCTTCTTGACCTAATTGAGCCGCCGTTTGTCTTGTGACTCGTGCTACATTTTCTATAACACCTAATTTAGCTAGAGCATTTGAAGTGACAGAGTTTACTCTATCAGATGCAGCAACTCTTCCAGCTTGTTTATTTTTTTGCGTTCTAACTAAAGTTTCTAACGCTTCTTTATTAGATGACAAATAAGACAAAGCTTTAAACTTTATAATATCTTTATATTTATTTATTGGATTGGCTGTGTAAGCAGGTGCAGCGATTGTTCCCTCTTTCCCTACGTCACCTAGATATTCTAAATCTTTAGCAAATTCTTCTAAAGCATTCGCTCCTTCTTTTCCTAAAAGCTCATCTAAAACAACAGAGTCTTTTCTTGATTTTTTAATTACTCGCAAAAGATCTGTCGCTGCTCTTTGACTGCTAAATACGTCATCTCCCACACGAGACAACAAATCCTCCACTACATGACCCCGCAAAGCATTCAATGCCTCTGGATCGTTTTTAAAGAATTTTATTATTTTTCTAACATCTGAAGAGTTAGCATTAGGCTTAGTCAGTTCTTTAACAGCCACTTCAGGAGTTAAATTGCCCTCATTGAAAGCTTTAACAACTCTAATTCTATCAGCCTCGCCAACAGCTATTTTTGCTTCATTCAATTGTTTTAAGGCATCAACAAGTGGACTCTGACTATTAATCCGCATAATATTTTCAACAACTTCAGGACTGATCTTGTCAGGGCCAGCTAAAGCTATTGTCTCAGCCAACCTTTGTACTTCAGGCCATTGATCACCAAATAAAACTTTACCAGTTCCCTTTAGTGCGTTTATTTGATTTAAAAATTTATTACCGCTAAATGTTCCAGTTGTCAGATCGCCAAATTGACTAACACCTGTTTTTGTTAATGCGTCATCTAAATATGACCTAGCTAAAGCAGATCTAACTTCTTCTCCTCCATCACCTAAAGCGTCAATAACTTGTTGCAATCTGGCTGGAGCATCAGGACGTACAATTCTACTTTGTAACGCATCCACTTCAAATTTTCTGCCCTCTCTTTTCATGTTTCTAAGATCACGAATTATGGAAAATCTTTCCAAGTCTTCAAAAGTTTTTAATGAATCCTTATAATAATTCATGGCATCTTTACGAACAGCAGATGCTTCTTTTAAAGATGCTTTTTGTTTTGCGTTCAAACTTTGGCGAGGGATATTAGTTAAGTTCATGCCCTCTATAGCATCATCCATAGCCCCTCTTAAAGCCATGATCTCATTATTCATTTCACGAGTGAACAATGCGTTCTCTTTGTATAAAGCATCATTCAACGCTTTTCTGGACAACGCTATTTGTCTAAATGACGCATTCTCAGGCAAAGATCGAACTGCGTTTATAGCCCTTTCGGTTTGTTCACCTAAAGCAGATATACCAGCAGATTCAGTAACAACATCATCAAGCTTAATCTTGATTGCGTCTGTAGGTATTATTCTAGCTGTTTGACCTGTACCCAGATCACCAAGGTCAACTCTATTTAATATTTCATCAACATTTGCAAACTTGGCGGCAGCGGTTTCCTGCACTCTACCAAACGCATCTTCTATTCTAAGAAGTATTTCATCATTAAGGTCATCTCCAACCATTGTTGAATTTTCTATAAGATCAACACTTTCTTTAACAGCTTTTAAAGATGCTTGAGATGCTTCTTGTTCTGTCTTTTTTAATGCCTTATATTTTAGACTTGTCACATTATCAAAGGCTTGAGCAGCATCATCTATTGATAAAGAACCAAATTTTGCTCTTAATTCATCAGCTTTATTTAAGGCAAAATTAGTATTAGCAATATGCCTTGTTCTGTCCTTTAACACATTTTCGCCAAATTTTGCTTGATACGAAATCATAGCTGGAGCGCCTAGTCTTTCAACGCTTGGTAACGCTCCTTCACCAAGAAGCCTTTCGCCACGCTCTAAAGCCTCATCTGTTATGTCATCTGATCTACCGAGTCTTTTTGCTCCAACTCCTAAACCACCAATCACAGCTTTTCCTGCTTTAAATATAAGACCACCACCAAGTTCAAATGTACCAGCTAGAGCAGCCTCTACAGCAACATCCTTACCTACCTCAGATAAAGTTTGCGTTTGAACACCTAACAGCTTTTCAATGCCTTCTTCAACCGCTTGACCAGCCGCTGCACCAGCCGCTGCTCCTGCTGATGACCCGATAAGACCACCCGGCAATCCCAGTATTGCTCCTCCAATACCACCTATAAGCTCTGGCAATACTCCGCTAAGATCAGCAATATCGCCAAAAGAAAAACCCTCATCTTCAATGACAAGGTTTTTTCCGATTGGCTGCATATCTCTTGCTGCTTGCCCTCTTTCTGTAAGAGCGAGTCTGCCTTGTGAGTCTCTTGTAAACCCATCTTCTCCAACCAATCTTGTTAAAATAGCTTCTCTATCGCCTTGAGTTTCACCAAATGACAATAGCGCACGAAGCCCAGAATCAGCGCCAGTTTCGTAATCAAAGTTTTCGTCAGCCTTTGATTCAGTAGCTTCAAACTGAGCCGTGGGCGTGAATTTTGAAACACGCCTAGCTGTAAGTGTAGGTATTATTTGTTGTTGCGCTCTTTGATTTCCAGCTAAAGCGCGGAGAGCCACATCTCTTTCTCTGCTTGAAACGATGTTTCTGTCTAAGGCATCAAGTATCAAGTATTCTTGTTGTTTATTCATCTTCTTTTTTCTCCTGCTGTTTAGGAGCAGAAGCTATTTTGTAACGAGCTACAAGTTGATTATACCTTCTTTCTTCATCTGGGGATAAATTACCAGACTCTAAAGAACCACCAACTCTGCTAAGATTTACCATAGCAGTTTCCATATTTTTACGACCAGCAAGAACAATAAATTCGTGCAACTCTTTCATTCTTGCAGCCACTCCAGCAGGAGAACTCAACTTTCGTATTTCACCTACAATGGCTTGTACTCTCTGTCTATCAGCATCAGATATAGTTTTTCCAGCCTCTTGCAAAATTTGTGGCGCATATCTTGTGGCTAAATACTCTGTAAATCTTTTTTGATAGGCTACATCGTCCTCTAATTTTGATATTTCATCAAAGTCATCAGGAAGACCAATTCCCACAGCTTGTGCAAATTGAAATATGTCACTCCCTATTTGATTAAATAAAGTTGGAGGCGTATCGCTAAATCTAGTGGTAAATTTAGCAAATTTACTATCAAGGTTATCTAATTTTTCAAGTCCGTTATTAATTGCACTCTCTGCTCTTCGTATTTCAGTGGCAGATATGGCTCTTGAGTTTAAATTAGTATGATCTGGTTTAGGTGCATAAGTTTTTACTTTAAATGAGTCTTCCGCTCCGTCAAATAAAAGGAAGTCAGTCATTTTATCGCTATGGGTGCTTTCAGGTGCTTTAAATAAATTATCCATACTCTTTAACACATCACCCGGCATGATCTCGTAATTCTGATCAAATCCCTCTGCATTCGCCAAAGCATCTAATTCATAAGAATTAACAGAAATATATCTTCCTTTCATCAACCTGTCTCTTAATTTATCTTTTTCTGTTTTACCTTGACCGCTGCGAGGAACGACAAATATAGACTGACGATTTCTAGCCGCAGCTTGATCTTCTCTCTTTCGACTGATTGCAAACTCACCAGCTTTAGCACGAAGCGCACGAGCCTCTGAACGAGCTTTAGTAAGTTCTGGCAATGCTGTTTGACCAGCTTCTCCAACAGAGCTTAATATATTGCCAACATTAAAACCTTTACCAGCCTTGTTTTGCATCAACGCCAAACCAAATGCCATGAGAGCAGTGCTATTATCTGGCTGACCAGATACATCAAGTCCAGTCGCATCACTAAATTCTTTTATGTAATCTGCATATTCTTTAGGCTTAACACCGGGGCGTGCTTGTTTTAAATATTCGTCAAGGGCTTGAACTGTCGCTTGTTTAGCTGGAGTGTCAGCGCCGGGAACTTTTGTACTGGTTTTTTCTGTCCCATCTGAAGTTTTTGTGGTTGTCTTGGACTGATCTCCAAATATTTTTCCCTTTGCCGCTTCAGATAATATTCTACTGGTTTCTTGACCGCCAGCTAACTGACCCGCTGCGTCAGCCGTTGCCCTAGCATCAGACGCATCTTCTATTGCCATAGCTTCTATTTCGTCAGACACGCCCGGAATTATTTGCCCTTGCGCTCTGGCTTGTCTTATTTTGTCTTCAGGACCGGGCTTAAACATATCCATAAACCCAGAAAGATTAGATTTAGCAAATTCAGAAAGGGTTTCAGGACCACGTTTAGTTGGAATAGTAAAGCTTCCAGAACCTTCAACATCAAATATGTTGGTTTCACTAGGCATAATATTTGGTAAGCCAGAGGCAGGTACCTCACTTAACCCTATAAAACCTCCTCCCTCTACTGGAGGGGCTATCGTAGTACCTAGTCCTTGTAGAATTTTAGGTTTATTCGTTAATATTTCAGGAATATTAACCGCTCCTATTCCTGAACCTTTTACTGGTTGCACCATCTAAGCTCTCCTATGCACTTACGCCAGAAGGCTTAATACCCTGAAGCGCAGTGTATGCACCAATTCCAGCCAAGAACGGGTTAGTAGCTGGAGTGGTTGAAGTTTTAAATGTAGAAGATAACCCCGCGCTAGGAATGCCTTTAAGAAGGTTCTGACCAATTTCCAACCGTGTAAATGGCTCTTGAGCAGCTTGCACTTGATTTTGACGTTGTGCCTCAAGAACCTGCGACTGAAAGTTACGTCCTGTTTCGCCTAGCTGTGAAAGCATACCAAGATCAGCACGACCAAGCTCGGACTGCACACGCCCCAAATCAGCCGTTGTACTGGCAAGACCACCAAATGCCTGTCCCAGACCACCCATAAGCTGTGCAGCCCTCTGAGAAGCCGTTAAAGCGTCACCAAAGCCCTTACGTTGTGCATCACCTATGGCAGCTAATCTACGACCCTCTGCCTCTGCCTCCATGATGCCCTGCCTTGAACCACCAAATGCACCAGATCGAACAGCCTGTGCCGCTCTTTTCTGTTTGCCGATTTGCGCTTGACGGTTGATTTCGTCAATCACAAAGTTTTGATATGGGTTCATATACTGCTGAACAGCCGCCGCAGGACTTGATAAAAGTCCAAGACCACCGCCTAAAGCAGCTTGTGCGCCGAGCGTTTGACCAGATGCTCCTGAAACAAAAGGAGCATAAGAGCCAACCATGCCAGGTGCTAAAGCAAAAGCTTGTTGCTGTAACGGATCAAGGCCAGCTACACGCTGTTGTGGCAACTTGAGAGCGCTATCAAGGAGACCGGGTTTTGTCTGAGTCGTGCCACTAAACTCACCAAATGCAGATTGCAGAAGCCGCTTTTCTAGTCCCTCAAGATAAGGGGCTAGACGTTGTATTGATTCTACTGTTTGTGTAGACATTATGCCATCCCCTCAAATTTATCCATCATCCTATACATTCGATCTAAACCTCGATTTACATCACCTCCACCCGCGCCTTCAACAGCATCACGAGTCATAACAAATTCACCAGCCGTTAATAGTGCTGGCACATCGTCTCTGGTTCCAGATCCCTCATGCGGATTAATAGGGCCATCTCTTCTAGGAGGATTTGCTGGATAATTATCCATCGCACCACCTTGATTAAAATACTGAACCACACCGCCTTGATTGTAATTTATACCGCCAAGTTGCCCTCCTGGACCTCCAGCGGCATACGGGCGGCGCTCAAACGAGCCTTGACCATCTTCTTCTTCTTCATCTCCAGCTAACAACTGTGCAACCAAGCCAGCAGCAAGACCCTCACCCATTCTAGTGTTTAACAACTTAAATAACATATTTTCTTTGCCCGGTTCACCTGCAAATCCAAGACCTTGCAATAATTCACCAGACATTGTTTTAGCGGCTGTAGGCTTTGAAACACTTTGTATGGCATTACTAACAACACTTTGTGGAATAGATGTTTGCCCCGTTCTTAGAGCAATAGGATCAGAGGCCATGTTTCTTGCATATTGAAGAGGGTCAATTGATGATTGACCTGCCCCTGCTCCTGCCGTTGCTCCAGCTTGCCCCATGCCGCCAAAAACTGATTGTCCTAATCCACCAAGTAACGCTGATTTAAGAGCATCTTTAGGCTTTTGTCCTGTTAACAAACCTATGGCACCAGATGTTAAAGCGCTTTGTATAAATGGGCTTCCCATTATGCCACTAGCACCCAAAGCTTTGCCAGCAACGGGGCCAAGAAAAGTACCAGCAACAGCAGGAAGAGCAACTTTTACAAGATCATCAAGAAATCCCATAGCTGGATCCTTTAATTAAGAACAATTGTTCGTGTTTAGACTTTAACATTATTACGCTTTCTCTACAAGTATCGTCAATTATGACACTGTTACGGTGACAGTTCCTAAAGATGTGGTTCCTTCAACGCTTCCTGAATAAATTTCATTCTTCTCTACTATTCGTAAAAACCCAGCCTCTCCAACATAAAAATCACCAGCTTCTAATACGTTTGCAGCACCTGAACTGGATATACCCTGAAAGTTAACGTCTGCTGATCTTACCTCGTCTATTAACTGTTCTAATGTTCTTGCAAGTTGATTTACAAAAACTGCGTCATATTCTGATGGCGCTATTGGTAATATAGGTCTTACAATTTTTTTTGTCATCGCCTACCATCTGCCCTCGCATCAAGTCTAGGAGCGCCAAGCCTCCAGTTAACGCCAACCGCTGTGTTCTCCACACGAATAGCCATTTGTCTACCACGAGCGCGAAGATCAATCTTGTCAGTGTATTGCTCAACAGGACTTGTGGCTGTTCTAACGGCGCTGCCAGACGGAGATTCGGTAAAGTTGTCACCACCAAAATCACGACTTTTCACGGTAAATAAAGCAGCAGGACTACTAGCAGAAGAGCCACTAAAACTTAAATCTGGCAGTATTCTACGAACCAACATAAATTGTTGCCCATCGCCTATGTCAAAATCAGAGGACTCAACAAACGCATTGATTGCAACAGCGCTGCCCGTGCTAAAATCATCTAAACCATTTTCATGATCATACAGATAAAAATCTGCACCTGTGGCTTGCGGGAAGCTACGAAGGCCAGAGGCTCTGTCATTCCATGCAGTACGAACAAGTGTACCGTAATACCAAACCTTTTGTCCGTAGTTATAAATTACATAACGATCTACCTCTGTTGCACTAGAAGAACAATAGAACCACCATATTTCAGTCTGACTACCAATTGAACCAGCATGAAACTTAAATGATTGTTGATTGTTCATGTCTCCAAATACATAGTCACGAACACTACATGGGATGGCTTGAATACGTCCATCATACAAATAGAAATTTTCTTGACCCATCCAGAATACCACATCATTGACTGCTAGTGCGGTATTGGGACCAGCTATTCGTATATTATCACCAAGCATTGACACGCCAAAAGTAAATGGTGGGCCAAGAAATTGCATTGAGTATAGAGATTGATCTGTCCAGACCAATATCTGACGACTGGTTTGCACAGCCGTAATAATCTCGCTGCCCTTTGATAAACGCAAATCACCAGCAGTGTTAGTAGCAGATGGAGTCCAATTTTGAGGCTCTTCTTGGCTTGAAAAGCGAATTAACAGAGGATCAAGAATAGCGCTTCCTATTGGAGTTGTTCCAAAAGCTATACAATGTCGATCAACATCTGAAACGAGTATCTTACGAGCTTTAGCAGGAACATCACTTGCGCCTGTTAAACTAGATAGTTCAACTGCTCTAGTGTTTGTTCCGTTAGTCGCGTCCCAATAGTAAATGGTGCTGTCTGCAATGTTAAAGATTAGATCTTCACCAAAATTGTCTGCTGACCACAGTCGTAAGGTTTGACCTGCTAATGAACCTGACGCAGAACCCCAAGTAAAACGACCCCATGTTCCTGCACCCCAACCTGCACCGAGAACCGTGGTGTTTATTCCTATGTTTATTTGAAATGCTGCTGTTCCACTAGAACCGCCACCTGCGGTGCTACCAGAAGTCGCGGAACCACCTGTATCAATGGTAAAAGTAGTTGTAGTTGGAGCTGAAAGAATTGTTTGCTCTTTGTTAAGCTGTGCAGTTGTTATACCGTCTGTGGCTGTAAGACTGGCTAATGTAACAAAGTCTCCAGCTATGGCACCATGCGCGGATTGCGTGGTAATAGTTACAACGCCACTACCTGCGCCACCTGTTGTGTTTACTGGGTTCGCACCAAGACTGACAGTAGATCTAATGGGTGTAATATCGTTGAACGTACCTGCATTTTCTAAGAATACTTTTTTTTCGGTACCTATAAACAAAAGGTTTTGAGAAGATAAAGTCACGAAGTCAAAGATCTTGCGAGGTGTACCTGTTACTTGTGTGTTTGATACACGAGTCCAACCGCCTATGCGCTCTGGCAAACCGTTACGAAACCTAATCTTATCACCATCAAACCAACCGCCTTCGTTAGAGTAATTTGTACCCTCTCTGTTGATTCCAGGTTTAAACTGTAGTTTGCTTAGTGGCATCCATTAATCCGCATCTGCTATAGTTAGTCTGCTCCTGGCCCAGGCGCATCAGCCCCAGAGCCTACCTCTGGCTCAACAATTACTTTACCATCATCATCTGTCCATTCGGTATCATACATATGTTGGTCTTTACGTTCTCCAATAACCATCCATGAGATTGTATCAGTACAAGTGTTTTCTTGTGCTGTGATGGTCAGAACATTACCAGATACAGAACCCTTAACAGCGGTCCAGCCAGTTTCATTTGTTGTGAAACATTGAATTTCCCTGTTCAAAGCCGCAAAAGTTCCCTCTGTCATTCCAGCCACAGTGTCAATGTTCTGTGTAGCTGTACCATTTTCAAGCGTGACTTTGCCTCTATACAGATTGTCTGCTTGCGGCCCCTCAACAAATGAGTGAACAAGATGATGAGTGTCTTTTTTAGCTTCTAATGGGTGCGGTATTTTAAATGAACCAGACCCTTTTGATATTGAGCCAGAAAGCACCAAGTTACCAGAACTACTCAAATAGAAAACTGGGGTTCCTGTGAACGATGTGCCGCCATTAGAAGCAGAAAGATCAATTTCAAATGCTCCACTAATTTGATTATTTGTGGCAATTT